GGTATTTATCCTTCAAACATATTTACAACTTCATATTTACCTAAAAAATTTAAAGTTAATAATATTGCCAATGAAAAAACTTCTTGTCATTTTTGGACAACTGGAGTAACACAAAATTGTAGTGCAGAAAGTTGGACTACACAAATAGAAGCTAGAATGGCGTGGAGATTTGTTGAAGATGAGTAAAGATTTAATAAATTTAATAACACAAGATACCGAAACTTTAATTAAAAGTGCAGGGACGACTGAGCACTTAGAATTTGTAGATGAGAATGATAACCCAATATCAGCAGGAGTCCCGTATCATATACACATCACAACTGATAAAAGTTATTGGTATATGACGAGTGCAGAGCACGAAACCGACTCTATATTGATTTTTAAAGCAGATGGAAATGACCCGTCTTTTGTTCGTTATAGAAAACTATTAGGTTCTGAACGACAAACTTATTTGTATGAATCAAGATATGTTCCTACTGAAATAGATTATAGACAAGGTGAAATTACATTATATTTTGCAAAACAAGCAAACGATACAAGTGCTAAAGTATTTGAAATTAGTCGTGAGGATTTTAAAAAAGACACAATAAATTATATCAAAACTCAAATTAATTTTATTATCAAAGGTGAAAGAAACAATGTTGAAGAAAGAAACCAACGATTAATTGATTCAAGAAATAAACAACTTCCTGGATTAAAAGACATATTACAACCATTACGATATTTTAGACCAATAAAAGCAACAAAACAAGATGTTATTGAAAAATTAGAGGGTTTTGTTCAAGAAAGAGTAGAAGGAGCAACAACACCAACTGCACCAACAACAACAACCACAACCACAACCACAACAACAACAACAACTTCATACGGTGGTGGTTCAAGTGGTGGTTCGTCAGGTGGTTCAAGTGGTGGTTCTTCCGGTGGTGGAGGTGGAGGTGGTTATTCTTAAAAAAACTTTGTAATTTGAGTTTTTTGTATTATATTTATAAGTAAATAAAGGTTATATGATAGTTCAGAATAAAAAGCAACTACAAGATATTATAAATGAGCACATCAATAGTGAAATGGTATTGATACCAACATTATGTGATAAAAATCTGCACCCAATACAAAATGAATTATCGTTGTTGTATGTAAAATGGTTATCAACAAATCAAGAAAATATTATCGTGTTGAACCACTCAGAACAACGAAAAGATAACGATTTAAATGTAAAATTTGTTGAAAAAGCTCTTGACATTAACAAAGAAAATAAGTATATTTATAATAGGAAATCTTTCAATCATATCCTATCGTTAAACTCGTTAAATGACACCAATTTGACATTTTATTTAGAAGCTGGTAATCCACTTTACATAGACAATTTAACGACAAATTCACACGATTTTTTCAATATAAATTTCTCTAAATTAAAAAATATCAACAGATACATACCAATTATGAAACATTTAGAATATAATAGAAAATTGGTAAAAAAGATGAGAGATTTGTATTATTATGATAAAAATAATCAAAAATATAATCAAAATGTTATCAATAATCTAACCAAAATAGAACACAACGGATTATTTACAACCGATAACGAATATCAATATTCAGAATATAATATCTATACTTCAACCGGTAGACCAAGTAATCGTTTTGGTGGTGTTAATTTTGCAGCACTAAACAAATCTGACGGAACAAGAAAAAAATATATTAGTCGTTATGGTGATGAGGGTTGTATGATTGAAATGGATTATGATGCATATCACTTACGATTAATCGCAGAAATAGTAGGATATAAATTTCCAGAGGGTTCAGTTCACGAATATCTTGCAAAACAATATGGAGTTGATTATCAAAAATCAAAATCACTTTCGTTTAAATATTTGTATGGAGAAATACCTTACAAAATAGCAAAAGAAATACCATTTTTCTCAAAAGTTCAACAATACATTGATAAAAAATGGCAGGAGTATAAACAGAATAATTTTGTGGTTTCTGATATTTATAATAGAAAGATTGGTAAAAATATTAGGTTTACTAATAAAAGTAAATTATTTAATTATTGTATTCAATTATTAGAAACTGAAAACAATATGAAAGTGTTAGATGATTTACTTCCAATATTAGAAAACAAAAAAACAAAAATTGTTTTGTATAGTTATGATTCATTTTTGTTTGATTTTCATAAAGAAGACGGAATAAACTTTATAAAAAAAATTAAACAAACTATTGAACAAAACAACACTTATCCGGTAAAAGTTGCCTGGGGTAAAAATTATCATAAAATACAAGACATAACAGAGAAGTTTAATGATTAAATTAATGGAAATGGTTAAGTATCGTCATATTCGTCCTTATACAAAGGTTGAAATGAATCAAATAACAGACGAATATTTAAACAACAATAAATTTAAAGAAGTTATGCCTAACTTTGCAAAAGACAAAGATGATGTATTGACTAAATTACAAGACATTGATAAATTAGAATACTTGTCAGAAAAAGAATTATCAAAATTAAATAATTCTAAAATACCTTCAATTATGTCAAGTGGTAAAGATGTTGCTCATCTAATCGGACAAGAAAGATTTAATTACAAAGAAATTTATGACGGAATAAAATCAGTTCCACCAAAAAAGTTTACACCACCACTTGTGGTAAAAGACAAAACAGGTAAATTATTTATGTTGGACGGAGATGATAAATTAACTATCTTTGTTGCATTAGGAAGTAATTTACCGGTTAAAAAAGTAAATTATAGTAGAAAATTTAATCAAGAGTATATGGAGTATTATAATAAAGCTCATATGAACGATTTAAGTTCTCACGCAGGTTCAATCGGAGTAGGTTATTAATGAACGATTTAATTAAAAAAATATTAATAGAATGGTCTTTTCGTTTAGATGACGGAATGATTAATCTACACAATCCAAAACATATGATTGTGTTGAGTGAAGTTTTAAAAGATATGAAACTACCAACAAAAGTTATTTTGGAAGTTATGAGTAATATGACTGAATCAGAAGCTTCTGAAAAAGGATTAAAACATTTGGGTGGTGGTTATTATAGTAAAACTGGTAAAAAACCAGCAACACACCAAACAAAAGACGGAAAGTTAATAAAAGTTGGTGATAAACAAACAAAAACAGGTCCAAATGTTTTTAGTAAACCAGCAGAAACAGAACCAGACAATTTAAGAAACAACGACCACCAAGTAACTGATAATGCACTAACAAGAAAAACAACAGACCCAACAGAAAAGGGTGTTGGTGCAGGAACAAATGAATCAAGAGCAGGAGAAGCAGCTACTCACAAAGCACTAAGAATGTTAAAAGAGGGTAAATCATATGAAGAAATTGAAGAATATTTAATGTCTATTGCAAATCAAAAGGACACTTATTTAAATAAGAGTTGGGTGAAAGCTGCATTGTCAGCTACAAAATCAATAGAGCAAACTTTTGGATTAGATAATATTGACGAGATAGTATGGGACACGCCAAACGGTAAAAAGTTAATTAATGCTGAAGAACACGGAACTTCTTCTGATATGTTTATAAAATTAAAAGACGGAAAAAGAGTCGGTATATCATTAAAAAAAGATGGTAAAGTTTTTATTAGAAATGGTGGTTATAAAGAAACAATGGACAATTTATATGACGATTTAAAAAATTATGGGGTATCTGAAAAAGAAATCAATGAATTTAAAGATAAAACAAGTATAGAAAACTATACAAAAGATTTAAATAAATCAATTGTTGAAGCCGTTGATAAAATGAAAGATGATGATAATGTTAAAAATATTATTGAAAAAATCAAAAATGACCCAGAGTATAGAAAATCACTAGGTATCTCTGATAAATATTTAAGTCGTTTAGATGATGATTTTTTTGAAAGAGTTGCTGGTAGAAGTGGTAAAAGAACAGGTAATGATATAAAAGTTTTAGCAAGAATAGCAAATTCACCTGAGTATAAAGAAACCAATCCAGAAGTTTATCAAAATATGAGAGACACAGACACTAGACATACACAAAGACTCTTGGGAGCGATTGGTGATAGTTCAGAAATTGAAAATGCTGTGAAAGAAGATGTTATAAAAGGAATTCATATTGACCAAATACTAGGTATGGATAAAGATATGAATTTAGATAGTTTTATTACAATTTACGGAACACAACCAGAACCAAGTCAATTAAACGAGGAATCAATTATAAAAATGTTTGGTGGAGAAGTTGAACAATTATTATCAGAATACAGAAAAAACCCAACAGATGAATTAAGAAAACAAGTGAAAGACAAGATAAAATCACAAATTCAAATAGATTATAAAGACGGAGCCAAAGATGGTGTGATTAAAATTAAACACGAGGGGCCACCACCACAAGAATATCCACTATTTACAATTAAGTCAAGGACAAGAGGTATTGGTGTATCACCAACTTTAGAAATGGCACAAACTACTTTTATGGCTAATGCACTAAAATTTGGATTAGATGTAAGTAAATGGCCAAAAGCACAAAAAAATGCATTCGAAAGGTCAATGGAAGAATGAAAACTCAATTATTATGCACCTTTACAACACATAGTAAGTTAAATCTTGTTGTTGATTCCATTATAGATTCTTATACTATTTTATTTGATAAAATTTATGTATTTCAAAACGAAGACGATGCAGGACAATTAATTTGCACTTACAATATAGAAATGGTTGAAGATTATTATGACGGAGATGAAGCCATATCCGGAACTATCTCTTTACATAGAAAAAAACAATCCAACACATTATACACGATTAATGCATTAAACGAAACAATTAGAAGTTTAAACAACGGAGTATTGGATAAGTCATTTCCAATCCCGTGGGAAAACTATCAAAACAATTTACTATTGACAAATGAAGAAGGGTTGAATATTATCCCTACAAAAATATTCAAAATAATAAATGTTAAAGATTGGTAAAAAAGCTTGGTATTTTCCAAAACTTCTTTATATTTATTACTGATTAACAATTAAACAATTAACAATTAATTAATAGGAGAAACAAAATGGATATTAACGCAATCAAAAAAAGGTTAAACCAGTTACAATCAACCAACACAAGAACTTCAAATCTTTGGAAACCGCAACCAGGAAAACAACAAGTTAGAGTAGTTCCTTACAAATTCAATCCAGATACACCATTTATAGAATTATTTTTTCACTATAATTTAGGTGGTAAGAACTATCTTTCACCAATCAGTTTCGGTAGACCAGACCCGATTGAAGAATTTTCACAAAGACTAAAAACAACCGGTAGTAAAGATGACTACAATCTTGGTAGAAAATTAGAAGCCAAGATGAGAACTTTTGCACCTGTTATTGTTCGTGGTGAAGAATCTGAAGGAGTTAAGTTTTGGGGATTTGGAAAGACAGTTTATCAAGAACTTCTTTCAATCATAGCTGACCCAGATTACGGAGACATTACAGACCCGAAAAATGGTCGTGATATTACATTAGAGTTTAAAACTGCTGAAGAAACAGGAGCATCATTTCCTTCAACTTCAATTCGTGTTAAACCTAATCAAACACCGATAACTGAGGACTCTAATATATTGGAACGAATTAAAGATACTCAAAAAGAAATTACTGATATCTATCAAGAGTTGTCATATGAAGAATTGACAAATGTCTTGAACGAGTGGTTAAATCCTGATGAAGAAACAACAGAAACTTCAACAGAAGAATCACAAAAACCAGTAAATGAATTTGACCAAAAACTAGCAGAAGACAAAGCTAAAAAAGAATCAGCTTCAAAAGTTCAAGATGCTAGTCAACAATTCGACGATTTATTCAACAATTAAGGAGTAGAAAATGTCAGTAAAAGACGATTTGGCTAATGTCATAGCCGATAACCTGAACAAAAAGTTCAAAGACAACAAAGTAGCGTATTTCCTAGACGGAAGTGATGATACACCAACAGACATTAAAGATTTCGTATCTACGGGTTCTTCAATGTTAGATTTAGCAATCTCTAATCGTGAAGACGGAGGTATTGCAGTTGGTAGAATCACAGAAATCAATGGATTAGAATCAAGTGGTAAATCATTACTTGCATCTCACATATTAGCAGAAACTCAAAAACAAGGTGGTATTGCAGTTTATATGGATACAGAAACATCAGTTAGTAGAGAGTTTTTACAAGCTATTGGTGTTGATGTTAGTAAACTATTATATCTACACTTTGAGTGTGTTGAGGATATATTTGAAGCCATTGAAGATATCATTACCAAAGTTCGTGAATCAGACAAAGATAGATTAGTAACTATCTTGGTAGACTCACTAGCGGCTACATCAACAAAAGTTGAAATAGAAGCAGACTTTGAAAAAGACGGATATGCGACTACAAAAGCAATCGTTATCTCAAAAGCACTTCGTAAGATAACTCAAATGATTGGTCGTCAAAAAGTAGCACTTGTCTTTACAAATCAATTAAGACAAAAATTAGGTGTGATGTTTGGAGACCCGTGGACTACGAGTGGTGGTAAAGCATTACCATTTCACGCTTCAACCCGTGTTAGATTAAAAAATATGGGTCAAATCAAAGATAGTAAGAAAAAGAATATCTTAGGTATGAAGTGTAGAGCTCAAATCATTAAAAATAGATTAGGCCCACCTTTGAGACACGCAGACTACGATATGTATTTTGATTCCGGAATTGATAATTATGGTGGTTGGTTAAATGTAATGAAAGAGCATAAACTTGTTAAATCAGGTGGTGCTTGGTATACATTAGAATACCGCAAAAAAGAATATAAATTCCAATCAAAAGACTTCAAAGAGTTAATGGAAACTAATGACGGACTTCGTAATCATCTTTACAAACAAATTTGTGAAAAATGTATTTTAGAATACCAAAAAGGCAATGTGGGTATTGATGATGTAGAATACACAGGGGAAGTCATTGGAGATGAATAAATCTAAGTATTTATCGATTCTTAATGAAATTAAAGAACAAGGCGGCTCGGAACTTGGAGATAATCCAAATGAAAATGTGTTGATAATAGATGGCCTAAATACTTTCATTAGAGTGTTTAGTGTTATACCAACTACTAATGATGATGGGACACACATTGGTGGAATAGTTGGTTTTCTGAAATCAATAGGTTACACAATCAATATGTTTAGACCTACTCGTTGCATCATAGTTTTTGATGGAAAGGGTGGGTCAAGTCGCCGTCGTAAATTATATCCAGAATATAAAGCCAAAAGAAAAACTAATATTCGGTTAAACAGAGCGTATGGGTTTGATAATATTGAACACGAACGCGAAAATATGATACGACAAATCAGAAGAACGATTGATTACTTAGAATACTTACCGATTACTTTACTATCAATAGACAATGTGGAAGCTGATGATATTATTGCATACGCATCCAAACAAGTTTTAACTGATAGTAAAGTAACGATAATGTCATCAGATAAAGATTTTTTACAATTAGTTGATGACAGAATTTCAGTATGGTCGCCAACAAAGAAAAAACTATACAAACCAGAACAAGTAATGGAAGAATATGGTATTCCTTCACACAATTTATTAATGTATAGAATATTTGACGGAGATAAATCTGATAACATTGATGGAGTTCGTGGTTATGGATTAAAAACCGTAATTAAAAAACTACCATTTTTACAAGAAGAAAAACAATTTTCGGTTGATGATGCAATAAAAGAATCAAGTGAGTTAGAAGAACATAGAGAAACTATGGAACGAAACTTTGATTTAATGCAATTACACAATGTAAACATATCAGCATCAGCCAAAACAAAAACCATAGACAAAGTAAGAGAACCAATACCTAAACTACAAAAAGAAACATTTAAAAAAATGTTCATAGAGGATAAAATGTATTCAGCACTTCCAAATTTAGAAACTTGGTTACAAACAAAATTTCAAACATTAGTAAAATTTATAGGACAATAAAATGAAATCTGAATTAATAAAAGGTGATTCTTTACAAGAATTAAAAAAGTATGATGATAATTCAGTAGATTTATTATGCACAGACCCACCATACGGCTATTCGTTTATGGGTAGGGATTGGGATAAAACTTTACCACCAAAAGAAATATTTGAAGAATGTTTCAGAGTATTGAAACCTGGTAGTATGGCGTTTGTAATGTCTGCACCAAGAAGTGATGTTCAGTATCGTATGGCAGAAATGTTAGAAAAGGTTGGATTTAGAATTGACTACACACCAATCTATTGGACTTACGCAAGTGGATTTCCAAAAGCAATGAACATTGGTAAGATGTTAGATAAACGACAAGGAAACAAAAGAGAAGAAGTAGAAGACCCACAATCAGCAAAAAGAAATAAAACCAAATCAGATAGAGAAGTTTACGGAGATTACAAAGATACTAATTATAAAGTTACAAAAGGTAGTTCAGAATTAGAGGGAAGTTATGGTGGGTTTCAACCAAAACCAGCAGTTGAAGTTGTTCTTGTCGCAATGAAACCAATAGAAGAAAAAGGATTATTAGCACAAGCACAGAAAAACGGAAAAGCAGTTTCTTGGTTTGATGATTGTAGAATACCATTTGAAGAAGATGATACGCCACAAGGTGGTTATGGTGCTATGGATATTGGTATTGGGAAACCAGGTGAAACACAAAATTACAGAAAGAAAGACGGAAATGAAACTCGTGGTTGGAATAATAGTAGTGGGTATGGTCGTGATAGTAAACCAAAAACTACCAAAAGAAAACCAAGAGAAGACGGAACGGTATTTAAAACAAGTGGATTTAAATCAGAAAATAATGATACCGCAGAAGCCAGTCCAATGGGTAGATTTCCAGCCAATCTATTAGTTAGTGATAATGTATTAGATGACGGAACTGAAAAGAAAACTAAAGTTGGTGATTATGAAAAGTATGTAGAAAAACAAAAATCATTTAAGAATGCAAAAACAATTGGAACTACCATTAAAGGTAATGAACATTTCTTGGGTGGAGATATCAAACAATTAAATCCAGCAGAAAATTACCAAAAACCAAAGAAGAAAAAAATGACAATGCCAGACCTACGAGATGTTGGTAAAAAATCAAAAGAAGCAATCGGTATTGATAAATTATCTTTTGGACAAGTTCAAAATGCAGAACGAAAAGAATATGAAATGTGGGATATAGAAGAAACCACTAATGGTTATTCAAGATTTTTCAGTTTAGATAATTGGTTTAGTAAAAATATAAAACAATTACCAGAACCAGTTCAGAAAACATTTCCATTTATGATTGTTCCAAAAGCTAGTAAAGCAGAAAAGAACAACGGATTAGATAATTTTGAAACCAAACAAGTTACCGGTGGTGGTGGTGGAGTTGGAGATTATATTGATGATGTAAATTCAGCATCAGGAAAGTTCGGTAG